CCTACGCGCGCGTCGACGTCCGCATCGACACCGGCGAGTGGTTCCTCGAGCTGCTCGTGCTGCAGGTCGGGCGCAACTGGGCGAAGGTGCACGTGCTCCACAAGCACCAGCTGGAGGCATTCGACCCCGAAGCCGGCACCGGCTCGCGCTGCGAGGTGAAGTGGGGCGGCCCGTCGGACAAGTACCGCGTGGTGCGCAAGGCCGACAACGAGATCATCTCGAAGGGGCACAGCTCGCGCGGCGACGCCGAAGCGGCGATGGCCCAGTACGAGAAGACGGTCGCGACGACCTGAGGCGCCGGCCATGACCGACCGCCTCTCCCTGTACAACGACGCGCTCATGCACGTGGGCGAGCGCTTCCTCGGCTCGCTCACCGAGAACAGGGAGCCGCGGCGGCTGCTCGATCAGGTCTGGGCGAGCGGCGGCGTCGACTACATCCTCGAACGCGGCCAGTGGGCCCACGCGACGCGCACGCAGCGGATCGACTACGACTCCGGCATCGAGCCGACGTTCGGCTATCGCTACGCCTTCCCGCATCCGGACGACTTCATCTGCACGCGCGCGGTGTGCTCCGACGAGTACTTCCGCGTGCCGCTGATCAACCACGTGGACGAGGGCGGCTACTGGTACGCGGACCTGGCCACCATCTACGTGCGCTTCGTCTCGAACGACCCCGCCTACGGGATGAACCTGGGCAAGTGGCCCAAGACCTTCCAGCGCCTGGTCGCGCTGCACTTCGGCTCAGAGATCGCCGCGAAGCTCACGGGCAAGGAATCCGAGAAGGTGCGGCTGCAGGAGGAGCGCGACAAGGCGCTCGCCGAGGCGAAGAACGCGACCGCTCAGCTCGAGCCGACGCAGTTCCCCGCCCAGGGCGCATGGCTGCGCGCTCGTCACCGCTACCCGGGCCGGCGCGACGGCGGCAACAACGACAGCGGCCCGCTGATCGGCGGCTGACGCGATGCCGACGCCGATCCTGTTCAACCTCAACCGCGGCATCGTCGATCGCCGCGGCCTGGCGCGGGCCGACGTCAAGCGCCTGTCGCTAGCCGCCCAGGAACAGACCAACTGGCTGCCGCGCAAGCTCGGCTACATGACGCTGCGGCCGGGCCTCGGCTACTACGGCGCCACCCGCAGCAACGCGAAGGCGCGGCAGCTGCGCTTCGTCTTCGCGACCGACGACACGGCAGACCTCGAGCTCTCCGACGGCACGATGCGCGTTTGGATCGAGGACCAGCTCATCTATCGGCCGGTCGTCAACACCGTCATCGTCAACGGTACCTGGCCGACTGACCTCTCGAGCTGGAGCGATCTGGACGAGGCCGGCGCGGCGTCCACGTGGCTGGCTGCCGACGCGACGCACACCGCGCGCATGCAGCTCCTCGGCACGGGCACCGCGCGCGCGATCCGCGAGCAGCACATCACCAACGCGTCGCTCGGCGTCGAGCACGGCATCCGCATCGTGATCCTGCGCGGCCCCGTGATGCTTCGCATCGGGTCATCGTCGGGAGCCGACAACCTGGTGCCGGAGACGACCCTCTACGAAGGCGTCCACTCGCTGTCGATCGTCACGAGCCTGGACTTCTATATCCGCTTCTTCGCGGTGCAAGACACCGTCGCCTGGGTCGGCTCCTGCACCATCGAATCCGCGGGCCCGCTGGAGCTGCCGACCCCATGGGCCGAGAGCGACCTGCGCAACGTGCGCTTCGACCAGTCGGCAGACGTTCTGTTCGTCGCGTGCAAGGGCATGCAGCAGCGCCGCATCGAGCGGCGCGGCGCGCGGCCGGGCGGCCGCAGCTGGTCCGTCGTTCTGTACCAGTCGCCCGACGGGCCCTTCCAGGTCGAGAACGTCACGCCCACGACGCTCACGCCGAGCGCCATCAAGGGCAACATCCTCGTCACCGCCTCCGCGCCGCTCTTCAAGGAGAAGCACGTGGGCGCGCTGTTCAGCATCACGTCGGTGGGTCAGCAGACGACCGTCGCCGCCTCGGCGGTGAACACCTTCTCGGCATCGATTCGGATCACCGGCCTGGGCGATCAGCGCTCCTTCGGGATCGTGATCAACGGCACCTTCGTCGGCACCGTGGTGCTGCAGCAGTCCTTCGACTCCGCCGTCTGGAACGACGTCCCGGGCCAGAGCTGGACGGCGCCCGTGTCCACCTCCTACAAGGACGGTCTCGACAACCAGATCGTCTTCTATCGGATCGGCTTCGAGGCCGCCTACACGAGCGGCACCGCCGACTGCACGCTGTCGTTCTCGGCGGGCAGCATCCGAGGCGTCGTGCGAGTCACCGACTTTGCGGACTCCCAGCACGTGGGCGCCGAGGTGCTCAGCGACCTGGGCGGGGTGACCGCCTCGGACGTCTGGCAGGAAGGAAAATGGTCAGACCTGCGCGGCTGGCCAACCTCCGTGGCCATCCACGAGGGACGCCTGTGGTGGTCGGGCCAGAACGGCGTGCAGGGCTCGATCTCCGACGCGTTCGACTCCTTCGACCCGACCTTCGCTGGCGACGCCGGGCCCATCGACCGCACCGTCGGCGCGGGCCCTGTCGACGTCATCAACTGGATGCTGTCGGCCAAGGGGCTGCTCCTCGGCGCGCAGGGCGCCGAGTACACGGTGCGCTCGTCGTCGCTGGACGAGCCGCTGACCCCGACCAACTTCAACCTGAAGGCGACGTCGACCCAGGGCAGCGGGCCCGCCGAGGCGCTGAAGATCGACCAGAGCGGATACTTCGTCGATCGCACCACGGCGCACGTCTTCGAGGTGCAGTTCGATATCCGGACCTACGACTACAGCGCGGCCGACCTGTTCACGCTCGCGCCGGAGGTGGCCGCCGCGGGGATCGTGCGCATCGACGTCCAGCGCAAGCCCGAGACGCGCGTGCACTGCGTGCTCGCCGACGGAACGGTGCTGCTCATCGTCATCGACAAGGACGAGCAGGTGCAGGCCCTGGTGAAGGTCGAGACCGACGGCGCCATCGAGGACGTGCTGGTGCTGCCCGCCCACGCCGGCGAACTCGACGACCAGGTCAAGTACATCGTCCGCCGCACGATCAACGGCCAGACCGTCCGCTACTTCGAGCGCTGGGCGCAGGAGGTCGACTGCCGCGGCGGCACGCTGAGCTTCTGCTCGGACTCCCACGTGACGTACCAGGGCCCGCTCACCTACACGATCGCCGCGCCGCACCTGGAGGGCAAATCGGTCACCGTCTGGGCGAACGGCGCGGACGTGGGCACGGACGACTCGACGACCGTCTGGCAGCAGCGCTACACGGTCACCGGCGGCGTGGTGACGCTCCCGAAGCCGGTCTCGGCCGCCGTGGTCGGCCTGGGCTACGAGGCGCGCTTCCAGAGCGCGAAGCTCGGCCTGGTGCTGCAGGACTCCATCGGGATGGGCATTCCGAAGCGTGGCGACCACCTGCGCCTGATGCTCGCCGACACGCACCGCCGCGGCCTGCGCTTCGGCCCCGACTTCGACACGCTCGACGACATGCCGCTGATCGAGGACGGCACGCTCGTCACCGACGAGGTGACGGAGGACTTCGATAACGACCCGATCGAGTTCCCGGGAGGCTGGTCGGCGTCGTTGCGAATCTGCCTGCAGGCCCAGGCCCCGCGGCCGGCGACTGTGCTGGCCGTGGCCCTGGACGAGGAGCAGTGATGGCGGGCGTTCTGGACGACTTCATCGCCTCGATGTCGGGCACCGACGCTGCGGGCCTCTCGACGGTGCCGGCGGCGGACCGCCCGGCGCTCGACTACAACGCCTACGCCGGCGGCCTGTCGGCGCTCGGCTCCGGACTCGGCGCGGTCGCGCGCTTCATGTACGGCGTCGAGGCGCGCCAGGCGGGCGACTCCGCGGCCGCGCAGCTGCGCCAGAACGCCGGCCAGGCGCAGGCCAGCGCGCAGCGCCAGGCGGCCGACATCACGCAGCAGACGCAGCTCGTCACGTCGCGGGCGCTCGCCGTCGCGGCCGCCAGCGGCGGCGGGGCATCCGATCCAACGGTGGTGGACCTCATCGCGCGGGACGCGGCGCGCGGCGCCTACCTGCGCTCGGTGGCGCTGTACGGCGGCGAGGACCGCGCCCGCGCGCTGGAGGGCGAGGCCAACGTGCGCCAGTACGAGGGCAAGGTCGCCGAGCGCAACGCATTCCTCGAGGGCGGCCTGGAGGCTGCCGGCGGCGCCACGAGCCTGATGCGCACGGAGTCTCACGGCGCGTCGTTGTTCGCGAAGTTTGGCCAGGGCGCGCCGACCGCCTCGCCGCTCGCCGTGGGCGGCGGTGACGTGTCCGGCAGCGACACCTTCAGCTGGCACGGCGGCGCCGGGGGCTTCTGATGGCCAACATCCCGGACATCAGCACCGAGGGTTCGGCCGCGCCGCAGCCCACGCTCGACGTCGCCGTCGCGCGGCCGCAGGTGCCCGAGCTCGGCCGGTTCGTCAGCGGGATGGCACGCGACCTCGAGGACGCGTCCAGCGTCATCGCCGACACGAACGCGCGCCAGGACGGGATCATGGCGCAGGCCAAGGCGAACGACCTGGCCGGCGCGATCGAGGGACTTCGCAACGGCCCGCAGGGCTTCTCCGCGGTGCGCGGCGGCAACGCCGTGGGCCAGCAGTTCCTCGACACGTACCAGCAGCGTTACGCCGACCAGCTGAAGGCGGTGCGTGACACGATCACGGCGCCGGACCAGCTGCGCCTGTTCGACCAGCACGCGCAGGTCGCGGGCCTGCAGTTCCGCGCGCAGCTGCTCGCCCACCAGGCGCAGCAGACCGACGTCTTCAACGAGCAGACCGAGACGTCGACGATCGACCTGGCGCGCAAGCAGATCTTCGACAGCGCGGGCGAGCCGACTGGCACCGCGGCCGGCATCGCCCAGATGGAGTGGGCGATCGGCCAGCGCGCCGCGCGCCTTGGCTGGTCGCCCGAGGTGACGAAGGCCACGACGCAGGTCTACCTCGGCAAGGTCTACAACGACGCCGCCGCGATCATGACGCAGCGCAATCCAGGCGCGATGCTGGAGCTGATCAAGCAGCGGCTCGGCGCGCCGGAGGCCGCGCCCGCGCCTGCTGCGGCGGCCGGCGCGCCCGACATGAGCCAGCCGCGCGGCATCCGCAACAACAACCCCGGCAACCTCGAGCCGCCGGCGAGCGGTGCGTGGGCTGGCCAGACCGGCACCGACGGCCGCTTCGCGGTCTTCCAGACGCCGCAGGACGGCATCCGCGCGGCGACGCGCAACCTGCTCGCCTACCAGGACCAGCACGGCCTCAACACCATCCAGGGCCTGGTCTCGCGCTGGGCGCCCGCGCTCGACG